CCGTCATAAATTCCATGACAATTTATATGCCCGGATCTATTCTTTTTAATATTAGGAAATTTATGACACATCTGTGATGCTTCCCTATAAGAATCTTGATAGTTTTTCTCTCGGAGTACTCGTTGTTTTAATGCAGGATCGTAAATAACAATAAAATCAGAAGTACGCTTTATGCCTGTTAACACATCTTGGCAAGTATCGTACAATACCTCAATGATTTCTTCTCCATCTGCTGTCTCTTCTTTAATGCCGCCAATTTTGTTTATTGTGCCAGTTTCGGTATCATAATAAACAAATGTCATTTGTATAGATTGCTTTACTTCGCTTTGTAATTGCTTCATTAGTTCGTGCAAATTAGACATTTAATAAATTCCTATAACGTTCTATTACAGGAGACTTTTCTAAAAGATCATTCTCTGTGTAATGAAGAATTCCTGTTTGGCTATAATTACCAATTTTAATTTTACAATCTTCTGAAATATAAAATCCTACTCTATCTTGCCAGTTAGCAGAAGCTTCGGACCAACCCTGGCAGTGTTTTTTCATATGTGTAAAGCTAGGGAATTCTACTGATGCATTAGTTATACTATCAGTACAATCTAAAATTAATGCTACTATCGATGCACATACATCAATACTAGGTTGCTTGGGTCTAGTTACACCTTCTAAAAATCTTTCATAAAATGCTTCCCAATTTTGTACAACTAGTTCTAGCAATTTATAAAATTCTAACGCTTCGTCTGATTTTTCAAAGTAATGAAGTCCTGAAAATAAATTAGGTAATTTATTTGCAATAAATGCTTTTCTATAATATGTAGTATCGGCTACGTTGCCTCTGTAAGTGCGGACTTTACTAGTAAAGAATAACTTATATCTTTCTAAGAATTTCCACCAAGTTGATATGTCTTGTAACACTAACATATCAGTATCCATTACAATAGTTTTTTCATACGGACTAGCATGGTAAATTTTCCATCGATTTTCAATCTTCCATTCAGAAAATTCAGCATCGTCGTTCCACGGAATAGGAATAATCTTATCAAATAAATTTTTAAATTGAACTTCGTTATTTGTTACAATGCTAATTTTTGTTTTAGGATTAGTATCTTTTAAGCTCATTGCTAATAGTTCTGCTTGATTAACATAATTAACATCAGGCAAGTTTTGTGCTAGTACTACAATACCGTTACTCATTAGCCATCTCCTTATCAATTATTCTACCAAGACTAAACTTATTCATAACATGTATTGTTTGACCTTTTGTACTTAGTGCAGTATATTCACCATGATAATCTTTCTTTTCTACTAAGAACATCATTTCATCATCATTAAATTGCCACAATATGTCTCTATCTGTAGTGTATAACATTTTGCCGGGCATGTTTTTTGCAAATGTTCCAGGTGTAAACCCGTTCATTATATGTATTGCTACACTAAATGCGAAATCATTTCTAAATAGTGAAGATGTTATTTGATAAACTCTTCTGTAATGATCCCATTCCTCTTCTACATGCTGTAATAAATCAAAGTACACTTTATTTAACGTTGACTTCTTAAAGTATACACAAGTAGCCCAATAAAACGGAACACTAGTATCACTTATGAATCTAAACTCTTCTTCATCTCGTACTTGAGCAACGTCAGAAGAATCTTTATAAATCATAAAATCATCATCTGAATTAAAACACGATTTTAATAAACTATTAGAAATAATATAATCTGTATCTAATAATAATGTTTCATCGTAAGGTGTCATATCATAGACTTGACATCTTGCTCTATTATTAAACGTAGCTAACTTTTGATACATTGCTCCATCAAAGTATAGCTTTTCATTTAATTGCTGTGGTTGGGTTAGCGGAATAATTTTATCAAATACGTTAGCATCAAACTCTGATTCTAAATACTCTACAGAATCAGTTAATACAGTAGTTGGAATACCTAAGTATTTTTTAATACGCTTTGCTAGAAATACTGCTTGTTTGATATAATCAACTTGTGAATTATTTCGAGCAATTAAAAACGCACCTTTAGTTTTCTTCATAGTTAACTAACTTCTCTACGCTTCGTTGTTTTTTTAACTTCATATATTCTGCGTGATAATCATTAGAGGATTCAAAATATACATCAACAATTTGGTTATAGAAGTTCTGTACATCTTCTACTATTGTAGGAATACCGTTATCGTCTATTAATACTGCAACGTCATCTTGATGATTATCAAGCAGCAGTTTTACAAAATTTATTAGTTCTTTTGTAATAGTAAACTGACATCCATTATAAAAGTGGATTAAATTTTCTTGGTATTTTTCTGTAAGCAATCTTTTTTGATTATTCAGCGCAACCATATAATTTGAAAAATCTAATGCTTTTTTTAATCTTTCGTCCATACATATCTCCTATATATATTATATATTAGTCTTGAGGGCTAAGGAGCCTGAAGACTGAACATAACAGTCTATATTATAGCATAGATTTGTGTGATAGTCAACCTAAAGAGTAGAAACTGATGTCGATGTTGGTAATGATTGGAAAACAGTGTAATTAGTTGCACCGTCGATTGGTGCTTGACCAAACGGTCTAAAAAACAGTGTTGAACTAGTTACTGGTGCTAGAACATTTTCATCTGGATTTCCATAACTTGGATCATTAAAGGAAACTTTAAACTGTAATGTCTTGTCATCAAGTTCCATAGCATATACCGTGAACTGATTTGGAGTATATACTCCACCGCCCGCATTATAATAAGCCCGTTGATAAGAAGAGGACATATAATCGTGTCCAATGCCACCATAAGCTTGACCAATTCCACTGGATACTGTAGTTGCTTGGCATCCAAAATCTACAGTTCCTATTTCAGAAAGCGTCTGTTTCCAATCAAGTGTTTTAGCTTGTCCGCCAACATACGACATTCCGGGCTGGAATCTTATTTTTCCGCCAGCATTAAAGTATTGGCGTCTTGCTTGGGCATCTGAAAAGTTTACTTTGAAAATATGACTAATTTCGCCGTTCCACGTAGATGCTGACGTTGAATCGTCACAAGTTTGTAATATTGCTTGGCTTGGATGGCATAGTAATCTTTGACTTTCCATACTAGTGGCTAAATTTTCTAGTCCTGCCATATATGCTTCTTCTACTTTGTCTGCTGTAGAATTAGTAACAAAATCGCCAATTTGATATGCTAGCGTAGTAAATGCATCTACCCCTATTTGGTGATAACGTATTTTTTGAATGTTAATATATAAGAGTTTGTAGTCTGATGCATCAATAGTATTTGGATTAAGGGCAACTACATCCGTGCCAGTCCCTAGATACTGTCCATACCCGTAGGTATAGTTAGTAGTATTTCGGTTAGTTTCCGACGCTGAACCGAGTATTTTATCTACTCTAGCTTTAAGTGTGTTGAAGCGCGAAGCTAGTACTTTTGTTGGCATTAATAAACCTCTCTAGTACTATTTATTAGATTGCGGTGATAGGAAACTTAACACAGGCTTTACTATCCTGGGTTGAATGTTCCGCCCCACTGGCGTTGGATGTTTGCGCCTACACCAGTAGCTTCAAGGAATGCAAAGCTTCCTGAGTATGTTCCTGGAGATGCAATGTTTGGATAAATCTCTATTGCTACTTGGATAGTTTGTCCTGATGACATAGCATAATTCTTTGTAGCTACACCTGTTGGAAACGAAGAGTTACTACCAACCGAAACATCAATTGCACTTGGCTTAGACAGGCTTGTTGCTTGAACTGTACCTGTTCCTGCTGTACACGCAATTGTGTAATAAAAAGTAACTTTACCATAACTGCCTAATACGTTAAAGTTCATACCAGTTGCCGGAGTAACTGTAAATGCAAACGTTGCACTTGGTGGTATCGGTGTCGGATTACTTACAACTGTAGTTCCTCTGTCATGGAATGGCCCATTACCATTGCCTGCTAAGAACGGTTTAGTAGGAAGTAATGATCGTTGGGCATCAGTTTGTGTAGACCCTAATCCCGAAAGAATAGTTGTTGAAGCATCAACACTACTAAAGAATGTTCTTTGGAAGCCGAGTGTGCTTACTGAAAAAGTTGAACCGTAGGAGTTATAATACTGTTTTGTCCAGTAAGCACATCCAGTAGCATCTGCCTTTCTTGCTAGTGCGTATCTTACTTGGCCTAAATTATTTGTATATGATCCAGTTCCTTGGAAAAATGCATCATTCATTGCAGTACCAATGCTTATAGCAGTAGCCTTTGGAATTCCAGATAACCAGCTATTAGATGCAAATTCTGCATACCATTCTGGATCATAATTATAAACTGTAGCTGCATTACTTGTGTCAGCTATTGTAACTGTTACTGACGCTAGTCCGTTGTTTAATGATAATGTAAGTGCTTCGGCTCCTTCTGTAAGTAAATCAGCTGTTACATTAAGAGTAAGAGTGGCCTGCCCGTTAGCATTAATTATAAAGTTACCTGATAGCGGAGCTAGTCCTATGTCAGCACCAACAACGCCTGTAATAGCGTATGGTACTGCAACGCCGTTAGCAACATTACTTGTATTTAGACTTAGTGTTACTGTACTTCCTTCATTTACAGACGTCTTGTCTGAAGAAAGAGTATATGTTGGTGTATTAGCATCAACAGGAATATTAAATCCTGCCAACGATGTACTAGTAAAATATGTTGGACTAATTGATGTTATGCTGTTTGGACCAACTGCTCTATACTGTTGTACAGTACTAGTAAGTGTTCCGTCTACATTGTTATCTACATTGTTGTCAACAACAACGTCATTAAATTCTATTCTAAATTCTATTACAGAAGTACTTACATTTCTAGCTTTAATTGCATATAAGTTTCCTGCATAAATTCCGCTATATGATCCAGAGCCAGTTTTTAAATAACATGTTTGATATGTAGAATTTAAACTATTATTACCTATATAATAACCCTGTCCTGATCCACTTGGTAGTGTAGTTTCTGAACTAAACTTGACGTTGCCGATTTCACTACATAATGCAGCCCAGTCTAATCCTTTAGGAGTACTTGCTCCGGTATTATTTGATGATAACCTAATTTCACCACCTGAATTAAAGTAGTGTCTTCTTATTGGAGCACTGCCAAATGTTACTGTAAATGTATGATATATTAAACCGTTCCAAGTTGCTGTCCTTGTACTTGTTATTTTAGGTTCTAATGCTGCTTGACTAGTGTGTATTAATAATTTATCAGTTTCAATTTGAGTCATTAATGACTCGTAATCAGCAATACCTTTCTTAGTTCCATCTGCGTCTGTAGCAGTAGTACCGGCGTTGTTAATTTGTGAGCTAGTATCTTCTGCAACAGAGTTAAGATCAGCAATAACTTGGCGGATGCCAGTTTCGTTTACACCTACTTGGTGTATTCTAGTCTTAACCATATCAGTATAGATATTGTTTATATCTTCTGCATCAACTGTATCTGAAGAGTTATTAACTTGAGAACTTACTACCGTTTGGCCGTAACCGCTAGTCCCCGAGCCAGTCCCTAAAATAAGTGCGATTCTAGACTGTAAGTTATTTAATCGCGCTGCGGTAATATCTGCCATTAGTTAAAATCCTTAAACTTTTAACACACATTCAACTAATTTTTCGCCATCTCCGCCGTGTGTCTCAAGGGCAATTCCGACCATTGCATTAGTTGTAATAGTGCTACATACTCCATGTTCCCATGCGTATACTGCTTGTCCTTTCGATACCGGACCACTTACTCTTACTGGAACCCTGCCTTTTAAACCAATTGCTTGGCCTTCTGCTTCTGAGTTCATTAAGTATGCCGGGTTGTCTGATATAACACCAATACAAACATCTCCTACTGCTGCAGGCCTTGTTTCAGCTTCTCCGCCTACTGCCATTGCTGTTCCTACTGGGTGTTCAGTTTCTGTTGAATAAATTTCTGCTAAGTCAGCATAACGTGCTGATGTTGCTGTACCTTGGAATAAGTTAGCTGCAATATTTCCTGTTGCATCTCTAACTGCTACTGTATTATTTGATGAACTAGCACTAGCTGTTCTAAAATCTGTTCCTACTCGTAATGCAGTAGCTTTTGATGCTTCACCTGTAAATGCTGTTGCATGTACGTTTGAAAACTTTAATGATGCACTACCTAGTGCAAATGTATTATCTACTGCTGGTATAATTCCTGTTGCGTCAAATGTAGCTGAATGTGTAGTTGTACCCGAACCGTTAGTTGTTTTAACTTTTATTTTACTATTATTGCCAGTAACGTTTTGAATTACACCTTCAGACCCATTTTCAATTAACAACTGTAAATCTTGTGATGCGCCAATTTGTATTCCACTATCAGGAAATTCTACAGTAGTTGTAAATATTGTGTTTTGGCCAGATGCAGCTTCTTGAATATAACTAGAAGCAAGGGCTCCGCCTAATCTTAAACTGTCTGAAGCAGTACCCCAAAAATAATGTCCTGTTGGAGTTGTTATTCCGTTGGTTGCTAATTTAGTGTTAATAAGTGTAACACCTTTTTTCAGTCTATCAAATCCAGTTATTGCATTACTTGCAGCAATATCAAATTCAACTGCACTAATAATCATTACAGTTTCACTATTAAGTGTACCTGCTATAATATTTCTTTGGGTACCGTTTGTGTCAAGTACTTGCAAACTTTGCATTTGAGTTACGCCGTCGCCTGCATTTTGTGGACCAATTAATATAAAAATTGTTCCGTTGTACACATAAAGTTGGTTGTTTGTAGTGTCAAACCAAAAGTCGCCTATCGACAATCCTGTTGGTTCTGTTGCGGCAGCTTCTGAACCGCCGTTTGTTCTCCACTTTGTTCCATCATAAAATTTTAATTTAGCAACTGAAGTGTCGTACCAAATTTGTCCGCTTAACGGTCTAGCTGGTGCTGTTCCACCGCTAAAATTTTCTAACAAAAACAGGAAGTTTTCATTTTGTATTTCACCGTAACCTGCGTAGTTTTTACCAATAAACTTTAAATCGGTAGTTTGATCGATTGTTCCATCTTCTACGTTAGTTAAAAGCGTATTATTGTATCTATCTATTTGATATGCCATTCTTGCAACTCCTAAGTACTTATGTTATTTATCGTTTCGCGTAATCATTTAATATGCCGACGATGACTGCCATTGCCATGCCGTGCCGTTTGATTGAAATCTCATTAAACTACGTGTTGCAGATAGCGACACGTTACCACTAGCGCCAGCAAATACAATATCTTGTACTACTGATTCATTTAGTGTTCCATTAGCATCAACTGCTATGTAACTTATAGTCTTTGCCGAGTTTACATCAATGCCGCTTGCTGTTGCATTAGCGTATGATGTACAATGCAGTTTAGCTTGTTTTCCACTATTAATAGCTGCAGCAGGATATAAATCATTTAAATAACCAGCTACTGCTGCTTGTAATGTAGACCCTGTGCCTAATCCAGTAATATCAAATCCCATCACTATAGTTTCATTTGCAATTTCTGTATCTGCATAAATTTTTGTTGCAGCATCCTGTGACGCTGTAGGATCTTGTAATCCTGTAATTTTATGACTTCCAACAATTGCAATATCCCCGGTAGGTGTAATATTAATACCGTTTGCTGATGTAATATTAATTGCAGAAGCACTATTACTAATAGTATTACCATCAATGCCAATTGAGTCAACTTGCAATGCTGTAAGTGTTCCAACTCTAGTTAGTTCATCGGCATATAAAATATTTGATAAACTAGTATTTGTTAGTTTAGTTTGCCCGCCAATTTTAATTGACTTTGTTGTATCAGATATATCAATATTTTTATTAAACGTCCATGCATCTGTTGCAGCAAGCCATTGCATTGTCTTATTTGAATCTGTTGAAAGTAGTGTAACACCGCCTCCTTCTGCACCAACATCGTTACCACCGGTGCTATCTGACTGGTAACCTAATTCAATATTCTTATCTTCAACTCGCAATGTAACTGTATCAAGTGTAGTTGTTGTACCTTCTATAATTAAGTTACCTGTAGCTCTAATATCGCCTTCTACATCTAGTGTATATGCTGGTAATCTATTAGTTGTAAATATACCAACGTTAGAAGTACTTGCATCTACATATATTGCATCAACAATCAATGAGTTAAACTGTCCTGAACGTACACGCAGACTTAAATCGTGATTTAGTAGTTGGTTTTCTATATAAAATCTTTCACCAATAACTTTTTGTACATTGTTCTGCGAAAGACCAATTGTTAATCCACCGGAGTTTTGTACTGTTAATGCACCAGTAGTTACACCGTTTGCATTTGAAGGTAAAAATTGTTCAGCTGTCTTAGTAACGCCGGCGGCATCAGTAAGTGCTAAAGAACTATTAGCAATGCCATGCCATTTAAAGTTCGCTTTATCAATAAGATTGTAGCCTTCGTATATAATTCCTGATGTATTAGTTGCAGTAACTAGCCCTACAATTCTTTCTGCATATGCAGGTGTAAATTCTATATCACTAATTACAGCCTTAAGTGTTGCTCCAATATACAAATATGCTATTGTTCTTGATCTGCCCTGGCTATCAAGTAACTGCCCTATTTCAAACCCGCTTTTTTTCTGTGTAACTGAGTATTGTGGGCCTATTAAAATTATATCAGTTCCGTCAAATGCATATACTTGATTAGTTAAGTTATTAATCCACAAGTCGCCTGCAACCATTGTAGGTGTAGAACTTTGAACAAATGGTCCACCACTTGCTTTCCAAACAGTACCGTCATAAACTTTTAGTCTAGCTGATGTAGTATCCCACCATAGTTGCCCTGTTAACGGATTACTAGGTGCAGCAGCATTAGAGAAGTTTTCTAATAATTTTATAAAATTTTCATTAAATGCTTCGCCATATCCTGTATAGTTTTTACCTACTAGTGTAAGGTTTGTACTAGCTGTATCAATTTGGCCGTCAATTAACGCTGTAAGTAATGTACCGTCTGTCCTGTTTAGTTGATAGCTCATGTTGTAACTCCAGTATACATAATATAGTTAATAGCCAAGTAAGGATCAATTGTATTCATTGGAGTTCCTAGTGATGATGTAGTTTTAATACCACCACTTGAAGCTAAACCATGTGTACCTTGTGTACCCGAAGTAATTGAAAGTTGGATTGCTCCTGTATCTGTAGGCTGACCTGTTCCAACTCTAGTTGCATAATACTGTGTTCCGCTATCACCTTCCATATCATGTTCGTGTTCTGGTAAGTTTGCTAGTTGAAGTGCAGTATTTTGTGTACCACCTGTGCCACCAATACTATCAGCAGCAACATCTGTAACTCTGTTAGCACTTGATCCGCCCATTGCGTCTAAACCTAGTGCAAATCTTCCTCTCATGTCAGGTAAAGCAAAAAAGTTAACGCCGCTATCGCTAATAAGTGAAGAGTCTTTAAAATTAAAGCCAATTTGTAACCATAAATCATTATAGTCCGACTTACGTATCTCAGTTCCGTCACAAAATAACCATCCTAGTGGAGCAGTTGATCCACCAAACATAGACATTGTACCAATTGGTGTTAACGGTACTGATTTTAATAAATTAGCTTTTGTAATTCTAAACACACCAGTTGAACCAGTGGGTCTGTTTAATAATACTTCGTCGGAGTTTTCAGCAACATAGGTAACATTTTTGTTAGATATAAATGTGTTTGCAATTGACATTGAAAATGTCTTTGTACTGCCGCCTGTTTGTCCATCAAATTCAAAACTTGCAGCTTCAACATCTCCTGATACTGCAAACGTTGTAGCACTTGCTAATTTATCTGCAGATCCTGCTCTACCGCTAACTGTTCCACTAACGTTACCTTGAATGTTTCCGTAGAATGTATTAGCATAAATTCCATCGTATTTGTTTACTAATGTGCCAATATTACGTGTAGAAGCTGTGTCAGGCGCAACGTCTGTTGTAATTAAATTGCCTGCTACATCAACATTCCCGCCAACATATGCATTAAGTGCAATGCCTGCACCGCCAGTAGTTTTAATTGATCCTGTACTAATACTAGTACTATCAATTGTACTTGTTACGTCTATATACCCAGACCCTGCAACACCTGTTCTGGGAGAAACTTTTAAATTACCTGATACGTCTAGTTCTTGCTCAGGAGCACTATTATTAACTCCTATTTTACCACTTGCATCAACACGCATTACTGTAGGTGTAGTTGCGCCGTTACGTAATCTAAAATCAATATTAGATCCACTAGTGTTATGCTGAATAACACCCTGTTCTCCATCTACTTGAAGAGCAAGTTGTCCGCCAGTACCAATTATTAATCCGTCATTATTTTTAAGTTTTAAATCAAAGTTAGATATTGAAGTTTCATCAGTTCTAACAAAGTTTGCTGCTGGAACTACTTTTGATCCAATAACTAGTGCGTCTGCTTTTTCTGATGTTCCGTAATATTTTAAAAGCTCTGTTCCAAATAGCGCAGATGAACTAACATTCATACCTGCTTTAATACCTGTTGTAAATCCTGCAATAGCAGTTTTTGGAATAAATTCTCTATCACTAATAATAAAAGCTGTTTTATCTTTAACTTTAACTGAAAGTACACTATAACTTAAATTATCTGTGCCAACTAGCACATCTGATTTTGTTCCAGTTAACAAACCATCTGTAAATTCTGGTCCAACTAATACCCATGTAGATCCTGTAAACAAATATAACTGCTGACTACCTGTATTAACCCATAAGTCGCCTGCGCTACTATTTGCAACTGCTGGCTCAGAACTTGCTTTTTTAAGACCAGCTGCCGCTTGCCAAACAGTTCCGTCATAAAGTTTAAGTTGGTCAACTCCAGTTGCAGTATCGTACCATAACTGCCCTTCTACAGGACGCTGAGGTGCTGTGCTGCTTGCAAAATTTTCTAGTAAGTGTAAGAAATTTTCACTAATTGCTTGACCGTATGCGGTTGTAAATCTACCTGGTAAGCTTAAACTTGTTTCTGAATTAAGAGTATTATCAGATAGCGTAATAGTTCCTTTGTTTACGGAGTCTGTATAACTAATTGCATATGACATATTATCCCCTTAACCCGCTAAACTTTGTACACGAACAGTATAATCAATTTGTATTAATCTATTCAATGATTTTTGTACTGGATGGAAAATTACATGTGTAATAAGCCGGCCAGTGCCGCTAGCACTATAGCTTCGTAATCCTAATTCATCAAATACATACGCACTGTCTGCATCAGTTGCATTATCAAATGCTTGCTGACCACTTGGTTCGCCGTAATCTAATAAACAAGAAACAACTATATCAGTATAGTTAGTTCCGCTTACGTGCCGTGTTTCTGTTTTATTTCTTGCACTATCAGTGTTGTTAACACTTCTTTCGTCAACTACTTTTGTATAAGTTTGATTATACAATGTAGCATTTGTGCCTGTGCTATTAGGTGTAAGATATGTAATAATGCCTGTTGGATCAACTGATGTACCACCGTTGCCAAAACTCATTTCATAAATAAACCCTGCGCCAGCATTACTAAGACTGTCTGCTAGTGCAATACTCATATTTTCATAATGAATTGCATTTCGTTTTT